GTATCGTAATCTAGTTTATCACCAGGTATCGGTACATCTTTTAAAGGCGTAGGTTGTGTAGTAGTACCTAATGATACACCAGGTACATTTGCTGTAGTTACAAAAAATTCTACTTTAGGAAGTTTAATTATAGTAAATTTAAACTTTGTAGGTTCTGCGTAATCAAACTTTGTAGGTTGTCTTGTGTATGAGTTTGTAATAGTCATACAGCTATTTATATGAAAATTACTTAGGTTTAGGTAGAGGTATTATCGTCTTTTCGTCTATCTCTTCCCATTCTTTAGTTTGGGCTTCTGTTTTTAGTTTCTTTTCGTTTTCTGTAAGTACAGATTGTGATTGCTCTGCTTCATCTAATCGTTGTTCTATTTTTTCTAATGCGTTAGGTTTTTGTAAGTAATTAAGACCTAGTGAAAGTAGTAAAAAGAAACCACCTATTAGTACTATACCTGCGATTGCTCTAGTTATCGTATTCATTATTGTTGATTTAGGCTCTTTGTAAATTGTTATTCTTTCAGTATAAAACATAATCTACTTTTATTTATGTCAAAAAAAAGGGCGCCGAAGCGCCCTTTTCTAATTTGTTTCTCAACAAATATTACATGATGTTCGTAACTTGAACACGTCTGTAGTATCTGTTAGCGTTGATATTACCAACACCGTCAGCAGTAATGTTGCCAGAAGCACTCGCACCAGCGAATGGGTTAGCTACCATACCGTATCTAGTTTTGAAACCGATTTTCGGTTGGAAGTTGTCCTGACCTACTGCTCTAACCATTTGTAGTGGTACATATGGGCAGTAGAATAAACCTGCGTCATATGGAGAAGTTCCTTTGTAACCAACAACGTAGTATTGTTTAGTAGGTGACGCATTGCTTGCCATGTTAGCAGCATATGGGTCAATGTAAACTTTATACTTACCATTTAATACACCAGCAAAAGTATTACCTGTGTCGTCAATGTTTAAGTTGTTGTTTAATGCAGGAGTGTAATCCAAAACACCCGCCATTTGTAATGCAGAGGCAACATCTGAAGAACAGATAATCATGTTACCTTTTCCTCTTCTGGTTCTCTGAGCGATTGTGTTTGCATCTCTCTCTAATTGGAACATAAGACCTTTGAATCTCTCAACAGACCATCTACCATTAGAGTCTGTGTCAAGGTCAAATATACCAGCAGTTGTTGTGTTAATTGCAGCATGTGAGTTGTCATTATCAGCAGCACCTACTTCAGCAGTTCTGTAAACCGTTCTTACAACTTCTCTATTGATCTCAGCTAAGATTTCAGCAGATAAGATGTTTGATAATTCAGTTTCAGCGTCTAAGCCGTGAATTGCTTTAAGGTCCTGTGCTAATTCCATAGTGTACTCAGCCTTTAATGCTCTGCTTTTCGCAGTAACCGTAGATTTCTCAATTGAGAAAGCCATTTCAGCAAATGAGTTACCAGCGGCATCTCCAAGTGCTTCTGCGTATGCAGTTGTCATACCAGTACCAGTTGTGTAACCAGTAGAAGTACCGATTGAGTCATTAAGTACAGCTGGGTTTTCACCAGTTTGTGCTACAGCGGAAGCCCCTGACACAGAAGAACCAGCTTTGTTTCTTCCAGAAAAGTCAGTATCAGCTTCGTCAAAAAGAGCTTCACCACCACTTTGAGAAGTATATCTGCTTCTCATAGCGAAAATCAGACCAGTTGGACCTGACATAGGTTGAACGCCTGCAATATCGTAAGCGATAAGGTTAGGCATTGCTCTTCTTACTAAGCTAATTAAAATAGGATTCCAATTTTGTATAGATGAACCAGTTGCGTTAGTTGGCGCAGCTTCTGATAAGAAAGCAGCGTCTTCTTTAAGCGACTTTTCTTGGTTCTCTAATACCATAGAAGTAACGGCTCTTTTGTAACTATCCTTAACTTCGGGAAGATCAGGATGATCCAAAACGGGCTGCCACTTTGATTGTATTGATTCAGATAAAAACATTTTTCTATCTCTCCTTCTTTTAGTTAATTAACTAATCCCTACTTTAAATAAGGATTTTTCTTTGATTTACTAATTGCAGCTGTGTATGCAGCCATTGACTCCGATAAATCGGCGCCAGCATTTTGTTCAGCCACTTCATTAGATTCAGTTTCACTCGCCTTTGCTTTAGGGAAGTAAGAATTTTTTAATGTTTCTACACTTGTTCTAAAACTTTCAGCGTCTTTATATTCAATACTTTCTGCTAAACCTTTAAGTTTTTCAGATTCAGTTTCAGCAAGATCAGAAGATACATCATTGATAATATCTTGTCTTACGTGTTGACCGATTGCCTGATTTAACTCAACGTTTTTCTCAATAGTTTGGTTAACTTCTTCTTTTAACTTCTCTATCTCAGCAGTTTGAGCCTCAATTACATCATACTTCTCTTGTGGAACGTTAATGTAGTGAGATTCAAATAAAGATTTAAGACCACCGATAAAGTCTTCAGTAATCTCAGCTCTTAAACCTTTCTCTATTGCCAATTCGTTTTCTTTCATCCACTCCTCGACAACATAGTTTAGATATGCGTCAACTTTTTCTACGATTTCAGATTTAGTTTCTTCAACTTTTTCTGCAACCTTAGTTTCGTATTCGCCTTCTAATTTCTCAATTTCTTCAACGAGTTTTGCTTTAACAGCAGCTTCAAATATAGTAGAAGCTTTTTGCTTAAATTCTTCAGATAAGTCTTCACCATCTGTAAGAGCAGCAACATCTTCTTTCATGTCCATATCTTTAACTTTGTCTTTAGCAGTCATTTCTTTTTTAGCTTCTTTTTCTTTATCAGCTACTTCAGAAACTTCTTTTTTCTTCTCGTCTTCTTTATCAGCCACTTCTTTCATATCTTCTTTATCTTTAGAAGCTTTCATCATCTCGTCTTTCTTCATTTCTTTTTCTTTATCAGCGACTTCTTTCATGTCTTTCTTTTCTTTGTCAGACATTTCTTTTTTCATTTCTTTTTCTTTGTCAGCGACTTCCTTAACATCTTTTTTCTCTTTGTCGGCTTCTTCTTCTTTACCGTTTTTCTTGTCAAGGTATTTTTTAAGACCAGCAGGCATTTCACCTTCCTTCATATCTTCTTTATCTTTAGAAGCTTTCATCATTTCATCTTTTTTCTTTTCATCTTCTTTGTCTGCTACTTCTTTCATGTCTTCTTTTTCTTTATCTTTTTTCTCTTCAGCTTCATTAGCGTTACTATAAGATGTTTTCTTAGGATCTGCTTCAGCTTTTAGAGATTGCATTGCGTCAGCTGGACCTGCACTTTTTTGTTGTGGGTCACCTGTAATGTGGTTAACCCCTTGTGCGAAATCTACTTTTGCGTCAGTCGGTGAAGTGATTGCTTTGTTCATCACTTGCTGTACAGTTGCCTGTAAAGACTTTGCTGGTTCAGCTGGAGCTGCATTTTTCTTTGGCAAATCTGCCACAGTTTTATCAGCCATTGTTCTATCTCCTCAATAGTTTTACTTGTTAATTATTGCAATAATCACACCACTCCTATCGGAATGTGTTAATTACTATTTATAAAATTACAGCTTTTTAAGAAAAGATTCGAATACTTGAGCGTTCTTTTCTGCCCTTGCCATTCTCTCTTTACTTTCTGCTTGTAACTTTAATTCGTTTACTTCTTGCTCTTTCAAAATCCCATTATCCCAAACCCATTCTTTGCCTTCCATAATGCCTTCTACAAAAGCGTCTGGAGCACTAGGGTCTGCAACTATATCAGCTGCGGTTGCAAGGTAAAAATCGTCTTTAACTACATTAGCACCACCTACATTTGCAAGTGTGCCCATTCCTCTACTTGAAACACCTAATTTTGCACCCTCGTCAATTAAACTTTTCACTATTTTTCCATATGGGGTTTCTAAAATTCGTGCCTCACCTATAAAATTACTGCCTTCTGGATATAGAGCCTTTATCATGTGCGAAACTCTTTCTAGGTTTACCGTTGGGCCATCAGGATGACCAAGTTCGCCGAATGCTCTGTTTTTATTGATGAACTCTCTATTGTATCTTACAACTTCTTTTTGTAAGATTTCTTTAGGATAGATTCTTCCATTTCTATTTTTTACGTCTGATTGCATGAAGATACCTTTGATAGAATAGTTTTTTTTACCATTCTTTTCTTCTACGATATATTCTGCGTTTGATATTTCTTCGGTTATTAATTTCATTTGTATCTATCTCTAATTTCTCTCTAATATTTATACAAATTGCTATCTAAATACCACTAAAATCGTATAATTATCACCTATTGCAAAATTCTTTGTAGATAATAAAACATCGCCTGTTGGTGTCGTTGCGTTGTTTGTTATCTCATTACCATCAGCACGTAAGTCCCAAAAACCTTGACCAGACAACAAAACTGCCGTTGCATTTTCTGTACCATCCCATATCAATTCTACTGCTGATTTAGGGTTTGCAGTATTAATTGAATAAAAGATTTTTGATATTTTACGATTGCCGTCTTCGGTCATAAAAGTTGTTGCGCTAGCGTCAACTTTTTTAACTAAAGTTTCACCTGTGCCGTCAGAATAATTAGTCATCTTAACGGCAAACTTTACGCCTGTCGTATCTGTTAATGTTTGTGTAGATACCGTGTCAGCCATGTTAGTGTCCTACGCCTACAGCAGTAGCACTTACAGCACCACTAGATGATATTGTATGCTTAGCATGTTTTTCAATAGTGATTTCATCGCCTGCTGTGTGTAACAAAGTTGTACCTAAAGTTGTACTACCATCTTTAACCGTAATAGTATTACTACCTGCAGTAGCAACTATTCTTACAAAGTGTGCTTTACCAATATCGTTATCAGATAAAGTACCTGCAACAGCTGATCCTTTTAGTATAAATGTTCCCATTTCTATCTCCTTAAAATTGTTAACGTTTCTTTATCAAAATACGTCATTAAATCTTGTTTACTTACACCAAATTGTTTTGCAGCTGTATTGACGTTTTTTTCAAAGTTTGATATTACATCTGCGTCTTTGTCAGCAGCTCTGAATATCATATCTACAGCACGCTTCATTTTAGGCGTAAGTTTATTGTATTGCCTAGTACGTTTGTAATCGTTGCCTTCAGTTATATTATCTTTAATAAAATTACTGAGCCACTTCATCACTTGCTACCTCTGGTGCAGGAGTTTCAGCACTTATATCATTACCACTAAACACATTCGCTTCTGGAGCGTCTGCGCCTTGTTGTCCTGTAAATACTGATCTAGCCACATCAACTTTAGCGTCATCTAAGGCTGCACTAACTTTATCTGCAAGAGCATTTTTTATATCATCTCCTGCCTGTTTAGCGTCACCTTTTTGTAGTGAATTAACAAACTTGTTTAAATTTTCTTTACTCATACTATTATTTATCTCCTATTACTTTTTTTCTTTAGGTGCTTCTGCCTTTTTTTCTTCTTTTTTAGGCTCGGGCTTCACTTCTTGTTTTTTAGGAGCAGGTTTCTTTTCTACGTAAGGAACGCCACCTGCACCATATCTAATTACTTCTTCCGACATCTTTTTCTCCTTCTTTTGGTTTTAATGTTGGTTCTTCTTT